TTTGCAACGCCTTATCCTGCAACACCTAAAGGGAAGGTTCTTTGGGGAGGCGGGAAACGTGTTGATCTGGCAAAGGCATTGTTTCTTGATGCATCATCCGCTGTCAAAGAGATGGATGATCTTATCTCTCAAAAGCCGGTTGAAGTGAAAGACAAACCGGTTAGCGTTCCACATGAAACAACCAAACCGAATTGGCTAGCTGCATTGATTGCAGCAATTGCAAGAATGATAGGGAGAAAAAAGTGACTTGCGCATCGTCGTCAGCAAAAATACCATAAAGACCAGCCCTAGTGACTTCACAATCATTCATCGCCAATATGGAGTTAGCGGCTTCGATGCCAAAGCGCCCGCCGATAACAGTTGTCCCCGTCATTGTGCCGATTGACTTTCTGTACACCGTCATAACTGCACCCTGCGCCAAGGCAATCGGAGCCGGTTCGATTTGTATGATTGACGATCTTGAATCCGCATACACGGCAACGATTAACACGCCACCCACGACTTCAATTCTATCGCCAACCTTCAAATCATTCGTAAATCCTACAACTAGCCCAGCCGGAATGTTGGTAAATGCCGCGCCGCCTAGAGGGTCCGTAATTGCCTCATTGTCAATGAAAGTGCCTGATGTAACGCGAACGTATAGTGTGCCAGTAACTCCACTATCAACTTGATTGACAATAACGCCCGTTGCGCCGGACGTTGTGCCGGTTACAACTTGACCAATCGTGAAGTTGCCGGTTTGCCCGTCAAAATTCATAGCTGACGCCAAAGAAAGGATTTTTGCGCCTTTCGCAACCGCCGTTGCAAGTCTACAGTTATTGTTTTCGCCCATAACTTTCAAAGCCGAAATCGCCGCCGCCGTATTAGCCGTTACGGTAACGCTACCGCCGCCCGAACCGGTCAATGTTTCAGCAACAAATGTTGCGGTATCTGTGCTCGTTTGTTCGACAAGAATACGACTTGCCGCGTCTTGCGCGATAAAGCGCCCTATAACGCCAGATGTCGCGCCCGTGACTGTCTCGCCAACTTTGAACGTATTGGTCACGTAAGGCGCGGAAAGCGTTAACAGAACAGAACCAAATCGGCTATGCTCAATAGTCGTGTCATTGATTGCAAATTCAGACACATTGTTAAACAGAACGCGCCCGCCTTTGAAGTTGCAGTTATTGATCACAATCTTTCCGTTGATTTGCTCAAAAGCAACTGCGCCAGTTACCACACCCTCGCTAAACAACCGGTCCTTATTTGCAAGAATATCCAACTTAATTCGTTCAAGTTGAATCATGCCGTAGAAGTTGCGAATATCGATGCCTTCCGACAAGTCTGTGGCGATACCCCTGATGTTGATATCGTGCAGATAAAGATTTGGCACAAACGATTGATCTTGCAATCTTAGTCCGGTGGCAGGATCATCTTCGAGCTTAGATGTACTATTTCCAGTGGCGTCCATAATTGAAGGTGAACCTGTACCAGAACCGGAAACATTCCACGCCGTACCGTGTCCTATTTCAACATTAGCATAAACCTTGCCTTTCGATTCAGGATGCGCCAAGCGGTCCGCCTCATCACCCATAACAAAGTCAAAAAGCTGCGCACCGTTAGAAGTGGTCAGATCATCGACGCCATCCCAATCAAAGTAATTGAGTGAAATGTCATATGAAGCCGACATTTGAAAAACGCGGGATACTTGACGGAATATCATGTGTTTTTGGTGCACGTTATGAGGATGATAGGTGTATGTTCCAGCCGTCTTTTGAAGCACAAGCGGCGATATAATCACGCCGGATGCATCAAGCGGGAAGTCATAGCCTATAGTTCCCCAATGGCACAAAAGACCATTTGCGTGACGTGAGCCGGATGATGCGCCCTCGATAATAACATCATCTTCAATCAACCCATGATGCCGACTGGTACACGCGACCGCGTGACCGGCGGCGCTTCCTGCGCGTCGCGTAAGCCATGCATTGCGAATTGTTGACCCGATTACAATAGGCGGTTCGCGCAGGATGCCATTGTCATATCGCGGGTTATAATAAATTTCCCCGCCCGTGTAGCATGTTCCGTATGTCCCCTGCCCATTTTGAATGGATTGCGGGATATAGACACGAATTTCTACTTTGCTGATATGAACGTTGCCAGCCATATCGTGCAAACCTTCATTGCGCCTGTCTGTATTAAATATCAGCCCAGACTTAAAGCGGCCCGTCCCCTCAATTTGTAGAGGTCTACGAATAACCCATGATAAATCATTCGGGTATCCATTATGTACAAAGTAAGCGTCAACCGTCATAACGGCTTGCGTAATAGCGCAATAGTCGCGCAAGGCGCGGAATGCCACTGTGTCATCGGTCACGCCATCGCCAACCGCGCCAAAGTCAGTTAGCTGCACATTCTTTGAGGTATTCTTGTACCAAACCGTACCGCGCAATTGAGCGCCTTGGATTGGAAATACATGGTATTCCATATCAGGGAATGCGGTCGTGTTTATGTTTGGTGCACCATCACGCCAATGAGCGCCGTTCTGTATTCTAAATTCAGCCATATGGCCTCTAGCCGACGGCGTTAGATGTCCGCCGATAGTAAACAGTCCGGTGAAGTTTGGATACGTTGTGGCAACCGTTGCCGACGCCGCAACCCAACGATTGAATTGCAGCGACCAAACATTCCCGTATCGAATAACCGCAAGGTGGCACCATTGGTTTACCTGCACAAGGGAAGCCGCCGTTGTGAGTGTTACTGTAGCAACGCCACCGACTACAATTGTAAATGTAACCGAACCGTTGATATTAACCACAAGCCGCGCATAGTTGTTTGCATCCGTGCTATGCGACCAAATAACACTTGCAGATGAAAGTGTTGACGGCCTGAAATAGCTATCAACTGTGAAATCGGAAATGAATGCCCAAACCGCACTATCTGCCATTGTGAGCGTAGACACGCCATCGAATAGCATAGCGCCATGCCCGTGAAGCGGGAATGTATTATCAACAACTGGAGTTCCGACCGATGTAACGATATTGTTTGACAATGACACGTCATACGCCGAGCCGTGCCCATTTGGTCCCGTCATTGGAATGTATGCCAGAACATGCGCTTCAGGCTTAGGGTAAACAGTCGTTAGGATTTCCTGCAAAGTGCTTGGCACATAATAATCAATGCCAGATACTACCGCACCACCACCGCCGCCGCCCGTGGTAGTAGTTGGTATGTTGGCAGTAGGGCTTGACCAAACCAGAACTTCATTGTGATCTTTGACAAGCATTGAAAAATCGCCGTCCGAATATAGCTTGCCCGGACTGCCGTTTTGCGCCGCGTATCCGTTAATTGTGCGGATTGGCTGCAATGCCGGTATTGTCAGTTCGATATCCCAATAGACCGTAACGGGATGCGTTTCTGGATTTAGATTAGGCTCCCCAAAGTACAGATAGCCATTCAAGAGCGGCGTACCGTCTCTATCGGTAAAAACCTCATATTGTTTGTTGATGAAATTAGCGGCCATCTTTATTTCCTTCCCGCGCCATTATCAGCACGTCATTAAGCAATCCAAATTCTTCAGGACTTCCAACTTTTACCGTTGCCAGTTTTTGCAATAGCTTGCGTCCCGCCGTGCTTTCGTACACGCGGAATAGTCCACCAGTTGCCCCGATTGCAGCAAGTCCGGGAACAACGCCGCCCATAAGCGAAGCCGCGCCAGCACCGCCGATAACCGGCAAGGTTTGCGCACCGGTTGACGGGCTAACCGATGATTGATCAGCGCGGCTAGTTGCTCGCAATAGCTTTTGAAAACCTTTGACGGCTTCCTTATCAGCGCCTTGAAATACGATGCCGATTTGCCTGCCCATTTGGTCAAGGCTTGTCAGGAATTTAGGTGAAGATACTTCCTCGCCCGCTTTTTCCATAGCCTTCGCCAGCACTGCGCTTTGCGCTGCCAATCGCCCTTCTTGTGAAAGGTTTTTATATAAAAGCGCAACGTCCGATGATTTGTTTGAGAATAGCAGCTTAGCCACTGTCTCAGGCGTTTGGTCTGCATTTTTCAGCACATTGGAAAGCGCATTTACTTTCAATTCACCTGTCAAATCGGCAAGGCGGTTATTGGCAACCATCCATTTTGTATAGTCATTGCGCTGCCCATTGGCTTTGATAAAATTGCCCATATCATCCCGCAATGGCGCATAGATTGCAGTTAGTGCTTTTGTGCCTTGATCACGAATACCCGCTGCCATGTTTACATCGGAAAAAGCCGTTCCCAATTCTGCCCGCAACCGCTCAATAGTTGCCAAGTCTTTGCCCTTGATAGCCTTGGAATATTCTTGCAGTTTGGAAACAACGGCTTTTGAATCTTTCGTTCCCATTTTAACCAATGGCGCGATTTGATCATCAATCGCCGCAAGCGTGTTTTTCATGTCAACGGGACCGGCGGATGAAAGACGCCCGATAACTTCTTTCTTTGCCGTTGCGTACTTCTTTACCGCTTCAGTACGCTTTGAAAGCAGGGAATTACTGACATTCTTCAAAATGTCATCAAGCGGCGCGTCCCCGCCATATTGAGCGACTATATCGACAATAGCCGCTTTGCGTTGCGAGGCTTGCGTTGCGCGTTGCGCACCCGTTCCCGCCAATGGGATGCGTTCGCCAATGGCTTGCGCGGTTTTACCCGTCCACGTTTTAGGCGGCATGATATCGGAAGTCATAACATTGACCCCCGCCTTTCCGCCAGCCTCTACAATCGGATTAGGTGACGTTGGCGCAGACTTAACCCCGCCCGTTGCCGCGCCGCCGCCAATACCGCCCAATATAGCGCCGCCGATACGCGCTGCGCTTTCATAATCCGTCCCTTTTGCGAGTTGTCCCGCGCCCTCACTGGTCAATCCTTGAATGAGGCTAAGCGGTACGTTGCGCCCGCCCGCGCCAACAAATTCGCCTATGCGCTGCCCTGCATTTGACGGCCTGTTTGTAAGGCCGCCCGTTGCCGCGCCTAGATATTTAAGCATGTTTTGACTGTTAACAGGGCTTTCAGGCAAGGGGTCAAGACCGAAAAGATAATTAAGCCCAGATGTCGCAAGATCGCCTAAATCACTTGGCAACCCTGCCAGCATAGCCGCGCCGCGTGGTATCCCCGTTAGGAAGCCCGCCGCTTGATCAACCGCTTCGCCATAGCCTTGATTTTGGGCATTGAGAAATTCAGAAGCCGCTTGCTCTTGCGATACCGGCGCAACGGGCGATAACGTCGCACCGGCTGGCAATGACATGCGGCCCGCCTGTACGTCCGCCGTGTATTCTTGAACCTCTTGCGGCGTCATTTCCCCGCGCTGGAATGCGTCATAGGTTGCCTGAATTTGCGCCGGTGTAATGTCGCTGGCAACCGGCAATGCTTGCGGTGTTGGCATACGCCCCGCTTGTACGTCCGCCTGATATGCCGTTGCTTCCTCTGGCGTCATTTCGCCATTGATAAACGCATCATACGTCGCTTGGATTTGGGCTGGCGTTGGCTGGAATGTGTCGTTTGCTTCACCGCCTGCTAACGTGTCAGAACCGGACCCTGCCGCTATTGTATCGTTATTGGGTTCGTCTCCCATTTTGCGCGTCCATAGCCGTGCAAACTCGCCCGCCGTCATATCAGGCTTGCCACCATTCAAACGAACCGCGTCTTGACCAACCACGTCAACCGCTAGCGCATTAGGGTTTTGCAGTATTTTAGCAGCACCGCCCGCGCCTTGCTGATGCGCCAGATAAAGTTCACCCGCCGTAGGGTCGCGCCCTAAAGTCTTACGCAAATATTCCCGATTGTCTGCCGCAAGACGCGCCGCAGCATAAGCCGACTGAACCGCGTCCATTTTATCGGTTAGCCCGTAATCTTTTGCAGTGCTATCGATAAATTGAAACAATCCGCCCGCCGATGAATTTGGGTTTTGAGCGCGTGGATTCATGCCGCTTTCGATTTGGGCTATCCGCTGCATGGTTGATGGATCAAGCCCATATTTTTCAGCTGCCCGCGCAATAATATCAGCAATAGGGCCACTTTTAACAGGCTTTGACGGCTCACTAACCGTATTCGGTGTTCGGTTAACCGAATTCGGTTTGAACGTGTAAGGATTGCTTACAGGTTGCGCCATAGGCAAAGCACCGCCCTGCAATCCGCCCGATGTTGGAAAGGTTATTTTAGGCTGGATATAAGGGTTTGTGCGATAATCAAACATTAGCCGCCCCGCAAGTATGAAGGCCGCGACGGCGTAGCTTGTGCAGGGCTTGCCGGTTGACTTGCGCCGCCCTTTTCTGCCCTATTTTTATCAACCCACATTTTGAGCGTATTATTCGGATCAAGCAAGAATGAAGCCGCGTCCATAAGCATGTCTTTTGCCTTGGACTGCGCTTCACGCCGACTGACAAGCCAATTTCTCAATTGAGTTTCGTCAAGGTTTCGCGGAACCGCCGTTTCCATTGCAAGCGCCAATTCGGCCTCACTTAGAGCGCCAAAAGTCGTACCCGCGACTACATCTAAGCCCATGCGGTCCATTGCATTTCTTAGGCTTGCACTGCTTTCCGTTATGTTTGGAAAGTACTTAGCAATCGCACCGGCATTCGCGCCCGCGTCAATCGCCGCAATGGCCTCATCAATCGTGCGAAGATTTTTGTTAATGATGTTTGCATCTTTAACCGCTTCAGCACCCGCCGTTGCAGTGAGTTCGCCGCTTTTCTTTGCCGCCGCCGCCGTACCACCTAAATCAATCTGTGTTTCGAGTTTGCCACCCTCACGGCTTGCCGCAATATCTTTTATACGCGCCGTTTCTTCATCTTGCGCGGTCTTGATTGCAACCCGCGCTTCTTCACCCGTCAATATTTCATTTGTTGCAGTGTCAACAACGCGGGTAGTTCCATCCGTCATTGTTTGCACTGAAATGCCAGTGCCAACCGGAACCGTGCTTTGAACGCGGCCTGAACCTAAAACCTCAGTGTATTTATCGCCGCCTAATGTCGATAAAGCGACGCCTAGCGCCGTCATAGCGGCTTCAGGACTGCTTTCGACAAGTTGCTTCATGCCCGTTGCAAGATCAATTTCCTCTTGATTGCCGCTATTCTTTGCCGCCTCTAATTGCTTATTGACCATATCAATCGCAACTTGCGTATTGCCGGACCTGATTGCTGCATATGCTTGACCATACAAGCGTAACTTTGCCTCTTTCGCGCCAGTTTCCTGCATTTCAAATGCTTTGGATAGTTCATTTGTCAACTCAGGGAATTCAGTCGCTACCCGTGCGTAATCTTCAGCCGTGACCGCCTTCCCCATTTTCGCAAGTCCGCCTAAAGCGCTTTGCATCCGCGCTTGCTGTTCGGCCTGTTGCTGCGCTTGCTGTTGCTCTAACTGGAATTTTTGCGCATTACGTTGCTCTTGCGCCGCGTCAAACTGCATTCCCTGTTGCGTGTTATCTAGCCCTAGCTGCATGGCTTGCATTTGAAGCGGGTGCATTTGAGCCGAGCGTTGCTCTTGTGCCGCCTGTTGCTGGATTGTCTGCGCTTGCTGTTGCGTTGCCAGCCCTTGCGCAAGGCCGCGCATGGCGCTTTCGGCTGGATTAAATTCGCTCATTGCGTATTGAATAGGCGATACCATTAGAACCCCCAAGAGCTAAAGATGCCCGCCCCATCCGGTCGCGGCCCCGCGCCGGATACCAAATTGCCAAGGTTTTGATTAAGATTCCCAAGCAAGCCCGTAATTGCATTGCCTTGCGCGATAGCCCCGCCCGCCCTTGCAGCGCCTTGATCAGCATAGCCTTGCGAGATAGCATTCGCGGCATTCTGCCCCGCAACGCCAACACCCGCCGCTGCATTCTGTCCCGCCGTTGCAAGCCCGCCCAATTGAGCAAATCTTTGGTTAAGCAGATTGGATAAAACCGCCGGTCTAAATTGCGCAAGAGCCGCTTGTGTATTGCCGCCGCGTAACCCGCCCGTTGCCGATGCGTTTTGCAATATCGAATTTTCGCCTTGCTGTACAAGTGCGCCAAATTCGGGACCGGCTTGAATACCTTGAATTGCCGCCCGTTGCGCCGTTGCGCCGTTTAGCCCGATAAGGTTCTGTTGACCGGCAATCGCCTTGTTTCCAGTTTTGACATATGGAGCCATAAGTTTCTGAATTGCATCGAATTGGCGGCGTTGCTCGGCTATGCTTTGCGCCGCGCTTTTTGATTGCGCATTTGATGCTTTCTTTGCTGCGCTATATTGGACGGCTGCGCCAATGCCGCTTGACGCGACGCCCGCCCCTGCAACCAATAGCATTGGATTAGGCATTGAATTCTCCTAGATAATCTGCCAACCGTTCGCCATACAAACCAAGCGCAATTTCTGACTTTTCAGAATTAGGCCCGTGCACAAGCGCCGCGACAAGGCACACCACGTCATAATACCCCGCCCGCCAATTGTATGAGCGAACGTCCGCCCTGCCCTCACGTTCGGCTCTATTGCTTGCCATCCACTTTAGGACCGCCGTTGTTTGAGCAGGGATTAGCCATCCAGAATGATTAATGAAAAACTGATTTGAAGGCATACCGGACATGCTAGCCCATATAGCTGCGTCTAAATCAGTGCGATCAACCTTGTCCCCGTCCGCAATATCGTCAAACACCTGAATAAGACGCCAAAGATCAAGAAGCCATGCGGTCGCATCCGCTGGCAATTCCAGAACGTCGGTAAAAGCTGTGTTGAGGGTTTCAATGGCGTTCAAGGCTATCTCCGCATGATTGCTGTCGGCTGCGAATATCCTCGACGGTATCATAGTACCCCATTATGAGCGGTATTGACAAGCCCATTATGTGATTTCCCGCCCGCTTGCCATAATTGTCAACGATGATGCGCTCGATGATGTAACAATCGTGCCGCCAACCTCTAGTGCATGGCCTATGAGTTCGGTTAGCGTCTTGGATTCATCCGGCGCAACGCTTGTAACGCTTGTGATGCGATTGCCGACGCCAACAATTCCCGCCGGTGGCACAAGATGGACGTTGATGGTTTGAGCCGAACCGGACGTATTGGTCACGGTGAACTTGTCAATGATAACCTTGCCCGATGAGGCGGTATATTGAACCGTTGACGCGGTGACACATAACCGCGCCGGTATGATATTTTTAACTGTAACTGCCATGTTCTAAATCCTTATGGTGCAATGTAATATCCGGCGGTCACGCGCCAAATAACGTTTGTGGTGGCAGGGCATACGATGGTTGTTGCAGTGGCTTGCGCAACGGACGCTATCGGATATGCGAAATCCTCTCGCCATCGATCAATCGTTCCCGCTAATGCCGCTTCGGCAGGGAATGAAAAAGCCAACGTGCTTGGTAGGTTTGTTGTCGTGACTGTTACCGGCGCGGCCCCTGCAACCAATAATGCAGTAGCAAACCGGTTTATTGACAAGTATGTCAGGTAGACGCGCAACCCCGCGCCCGGGCTTGGAATTGTGAGCGTAACCGCCGCGCCCGCCGCGCCTACCGTAGTTGGCGTTAGTGTCGTGACCATGCCCTGCAAGCTATCATCAAGTACGCCCGTGCTTGCAAGAATGGTTGTGGTTGCGGAGCCAGATGTCCACGCCGTACACCGGACCCGAACGGATTTGAACGGTGCACATTTGCCAGCCCATACGCCAGCCGCAGTACCGGTAACCGCCGCAACATATGCAATCGCGGCTTGGTTGATTGGCCTTACTGGGATTGGAACCCAGTTAAACCCGTCAACCGTTCCCGCGACTTGTAACGTTAGCGAGAACGTTCCGCGCAAATCAATCGAGACTGTAGACGCGCCGTCGCATGGAATGACAATTTCAGCATCAACCGCGCCAATTACACCAGTCGAAAATATATCCTCACGCGGGTGTAATACCCCAATCGAAAGGTCTTTTGATAATTTAGCCATTATGAGGCACTCCAATTAATTCGAATAGGTCCGGCTGTAGGTTGTGAAAATCCAAGCGTGAATAAGATGCTTCCCGTTCCCGCCGTTGCCGACATGCCGGTCAAGTCAAGCAAATCCGCCGCGTTTTCGTCACTGTCGATATGAGCGCCGATGCCAGCGGTTATCCTATGAGCCGGTAGTATCCCCGCAACCGCTATCGTTTCTTCATGTTCAAATCGCGCATTTGGAACCGTAACGATAGCTTGTCCGGTCAAGAGAGTGTCGAGTTTTGCCTTGTCCGCCGCCGCCATGAGGCCATCAAGCAACGCCGTCGCAAGTGTTAGAGTTGCATCAGCACCCGTGCTTGATGCTATAACCCGTGTTGCAGCATCCCATGATAAATCTGTTGCGGGAGGTGAAGGCGGTGATGCCCATGTCGCATCCGCTCTTAGAAAGTTTACAGTTCCGCCGCCCGACGCCGGTGCAAGGCCCGCATCCGTAGCAGTGACAAGCGTAATCACCGCATCCGCGCCCGTATCGCTTGTAACGGTACGTGTTGACGGTATCCAACCAAGGTTTGTTGCCCCGCCGCCGCCCGCAACGGGATATTGCACCGCAACCGGACCCGTTTCAAGATATTCAACCGTATCGGCAACGCTTGTCGCAAGAGCAAATGCCGCGTCCGCCTTTGCGCCCGCCGTGTCAGGCTGCACCACCGGCGCGGTTTCCAATAATTCGACAATGTTCTGCAATCTATCCGCAATAGATACCGCCGTGATAGCCGTGGCATTTGTCGCGCCTAGTGATGCCTCAACATCTTTCACCGCATTGGTGATTGCTAACAAGTCTGTTGGCGTATCCCTTCCCGCCAATGCGAAAAGATTTTCGATTGCCCGCAACAAATCAGGATCATTGCCGACCATGCGCTGCAATTGTGAGCGTGTAGGTATATTGAGTGGAACCGTTACCATGCCAGCGGCTCCATTTTAGCTTCAAGCCGCGCAACAGTTAACGGCGCATCGCTTGTGCCACGAAATTCTTGTATACGCCATTTGCGCATAGAGCCTTGGCGCAACCACTTGATAGGCTTGTTACGCCCGCCTTCCCGTCCTGCCCTGCACGGCCTGTCTTGTGACCATACAACGCCGTCGGTTGAATATCGCGTGGTTATGATTGGATTATCGCCTAAAGCCGTTGATCCGGTCAAGCAAATCAATTCCAGCTCGTTAAATTGTACGCCCGCGCCTTCATTGAAAATGATAGGAGTTCCGAACTTCCATTGAACCGGCAATCCCCAATGCGTAAACACTTCGCGGGACGTTTGACCAATATGAGGCAACGTAGGGTGACCGACATTCCATTTATCGTAAATCCAAACGTAGTGACGGGCTAGGAATGGCCCTCCGTCAAGGGCAGATGAAAGGACATGCCAAACCGGCGTTCCCGTTGCCTTGCTTGTCGTTCCGTCAAAAACCAAAGTTTCTCGCGGCAAGTGCAGCATTAGAAATTCATGATCTTTATCAAGCCGCGCCTCGACAAAAGCGCTTGCTAATTCCTTTTCAGTATAGCCATGCAAGATAGTATCGACTTCACGGGTAGCTATTTTCTGCATTGCCCCGTTATCACCCGCCCAAACTGACGGGCTTTCATTGCGACCGCCGCCAATCAAGACGATATTATCCATAAATACCGCGCAAGTATGCGTACCAAGCGTCCCTTTGGACATTTGAGCGCCATTAACGCGCTGAAATGGGAAAAAATCACCGCCAACGTTCTGAAACACTTCAACTGTATTGCTATTGACCGCGTAAATCTCTGACCTAAGCCGCAAAACTGCCCGAATAGGGTCTGGATCAATTTCAGATGAACCGTATTTGAGCGGATTAATCGAAAATGGATTGTTTAATTCGGTAACGACAAGATTTCGACCGTCCGTCGTCATGAAATAGCCGTCAATCCAACGAACGTCTATCACTTCACCTAAGTCGGGGTCTGTTACTTGGCGCAATCCTGCACCATCCCATAGGAATAGCTTGCCACCGGATGCAACGGCTAGATAATCAAAGCCATACGTCATAGAAACCGGCCCTGTGCCGCCAACGTCACCAACCTCAAACACTGTCCCCGTGCTTGAAATCATGACAAGCTTTGTCCCCATGACGCGAAATAGCAACCCATTCCAAGCAATGCCGCCGCGACAAGGACCAGTTCCCGTTGCTATCTGCACAAGGCCATCCGTGATTGACAGATAACCCTCGCTTATCCCCGTCGCTTTAGGCGTTGGAACCATATTGACGGGAAGCGCGGTCCTGAAATCAGGTGACACGTCCGCTGCAATGCCGCTTATGATTGGAATAGCGACCATTAGCCAATCCGATACCAACGCGCCAATGTGCCATCATAGCGCAATCGAAAGAAAGCATTTGCAGCAAGCGTAGTCGGTGCACCTACCACCGTCCCGCCCGTAATTGTTAGCGCAGTCACGGCTTGAGTGCAAACAACCAATATCTCCGAGCGGTCAATGCCAACCGGCAAGACAATCGTTCCCGCCGCGTACCCCGCCGCTGGCGTCAAGATTAAGAACCTATCAGTTGCGGGGATAGTCACACTAAAGCCCGTGGCAAGCGGCGCGGCGTATTGCGTTACAAGCTTTCCAACCGATAGCGTTTCATTCAAAAAGTTCTGAAGCGTGGTCAATGACACAGACATTTCAGAACCGTTGGCTTGTGACCACATATCCAATAGATCGCCGCTAGCAAGCGCGTCAACCTGTACAAGTTTATTGATCTCAGTCATTATGCCGTTTCCTCTGGAAAGATTTCATTGTAGATATTGGCTTCGCCTCTGTTCCCTGCACCGGATGGTGCCATGCCGCGCAACTTATCGGGAATAACCGCTGTGGAATTCTGTAATGATAGAAAGCCATCACGCGCCAATTGAATTGTCAGCGCACTAGGGGTCTTTCCGTAAGAAGGCGCAATTCGTATCGCCAACCCTAGAATAACCAACTCTTTTGCGTTCGCGGGCAAATTCGTTTCTGTGTCTAAATCACCACCGAGCGGATAGCCAACGTCAACTCTTTTGGTTGACCATAAGGCCATCATCGCATCAAGGCGGGTTAATCCGGTTTGGAAATCTTCCGGCTGCATATCATACGTGTACGGCCCTAAGCCGATTTCCGTAAAAGCCTCTTGAATGATTTCTCGTTTATTCATCTCGCCCTCCAAAGGAAGGAAGCGGGGCATTACACCCCGCCGCCGTTGTCATTATGGTTGCGAGAACATCATAACGCCGGTCATTTCCGGCTGTTTGTTGACCACGCCGAACAATGTATCCAAACGGAACTTGGTTCTCATTGTGTTGATATCGTACTGCTTTTGCATCACGATTTCGACGCCGTTGTCAGTCGTAGCACGCATCACCGCCGCGCCAGAATCCGATGGTACGGAATATTTGCCCGGCAAGATTTCAATCGCGTCACGATGCCAGAACGGGTTCATAGTGCCAGTTGCAGTATTCAGGAATGTGAGTGTTGCACCGTTGGCCGGTACTGTCGTCACATTCTTGTACTGTTGTTCTGCCACAGTTGGCGCGGAATCAGCCGATATAATCGGCGGGCTAATGCGGATAACGTTCGCACCAGCCGTACCACCACCCGAAACAATCGAGATGATACGGAAGGTTTTCAACTGCCCAGTGTCCGCCTTTGTGATCAAGTGAGCGCTGTTCACGTTTGGAATGGTGAAAGCATCACCCGCTTTGATCGCCCCGCCCGCGCCAACAGTGACGTTGAGCGTTTGATAGCGGTTATCAACGTTGGAAACTTCACCAGTACCCGCCGTGCTGGTTGCACGTGGAACGTAACGCTGGTTTGCACCGTTGATGGTAACACCGGCTCCTGGAACCGCTAGGGTTTGGCGCAAGGCGTAATCGAGTTTGAACGTGTCAAAACCGGCAATGTTGCCGACAAAAGCACGATCATACGCGGTTTGAACCTTGCCGATAACGTTTTGACGCGCTGCCAAGTTGCCAGCCATCGAGTTATAATCACGGCTGGATAAAGCCATATAACGGCTATCCATTGCAACGCCGATCTCGTTTAGTGCAGCATCCGCCGCCGCAACGTCATCGAAGCCGGTAGCCGCCGCTGTACGCTTAACAAATACAGTACCCTGCAATGATGCAACGTTCATAACCGCAACGTTGATATCAGATGCAAGTTTCTGCTTTGCAGCATCGCCAAGTCGCTTTTCCTGCAATGAATCACGCAACTCTTTGGCGTCCATAATCCAAGGGGAGTTTTTGGAAAAGCCAAGTGTTGCGGGGATTGACAATTGGGTTTGATCAGCGAAGTTAGCAGTTGTGTCCATACCGTCAAATGAACGGGCAATGTACGGCATAGGACGCCAGATAGTATCCGCCGCACGTTCCATTTCTGTCGAGTTAGTGCCGTAAACAGAAACGGCTTTGGAAAGGATCAATGCATCATTGAACCCCTCGCATAGTTCTTCAAACGCAACGCGTTCTTCTTTTGAGAAGGCATTAGGCATAGTTTTACTTCCTTATGTTTGACCTAACCGTCGCAGTTCGGCTTTGTATGCCGTGACTTTCGTATAGTCTCCGGTCTTTTCCGCTTCTGCACGTAGCTGGTCTAGTTTGTTGACGCCCGTTGCGGCGGTCTTTCCAACCAGTCGCTTTTCGGGTGATGGTTTTTCTTTAGTGCCGGTAACTTTCATGCTTGCTTCCAATCGTGCCAATGCCGCCGTGAATTTGAACTCGTCCGTAATCGCCGCAAGTTGCTTTGCCTTCTCTGGATTGCGTCCAAGGGCAAGCACTAGGTATTCGGGACGTTCGGAAACGTGAATAAGTAAGTTCTGTTGCGCAACGGATAACACGCTCGTTACGGCTTCCTCGACTTCCTCGAAATCACGTACATTCAATGATGCTGCATTCTGCTTATATGCCGCGTGGTTTGCTGCCCATGACTGTTGACGTGCTTTGGCTTCTTCAGCTTCCTGCGCCACTTTTGCATCATGGTTGCGTTTTTGCTCCGCCCATACGAGCAAGGCCGCGTCATACTTGTCGGCGTCATAATCGAAATTCTCTAGCGTTGGCTTAGGGCCTAATGCTACGGTTTGTGTAACCGCGTTGGCTTGTGCCGCTTCCAATTCTCGAATGCGCTTTTGGGCTTCACGGTGTTTCTTGCGCAATGTGCTAATCACGGGGCTTTCATTCACCTCTTGATCATCATCGCCCAAATTAACCACAAGTTCCGGCTCTTGAGTTTCCTCTTTCGCGTCCTCTTGCGTCGTTTCATCCGTTTCAATGACTGGTTTGCCATCTTCAACAGTTTCAACAATCACCGTGTCGTCAACTTCCTTTTCTAGCAGTTCTGTGTCTTCAAGCATGTTTAGTTCCCTCTCGCACCGTTAAGCGGTGATGCGGTTCCCGCGTCTCTCAAAGATGTAACGGCGTTTACGACGCTATCTCTCTGGTTAATTGGAATGTTTGCCAGCGTTTCGGCTGTTTCGGCTTCGGCTTGCTGCGCTTTTGCGATTGCCAGAACGCCTTGCGCCTTGGCTTTTTCAGCTTCAGCTTGCAAGTAAATCTGGTTTTGATCAGGCGCGGGCTGTTGCGCTGCCATTTCTTGCTTGTCTTTGTCTGTCGCTTCGCCAATGCCTTGCGCAACCAACTGCTTGCGATAGTATTCGCGAATGTCGTTTAGCCCTTCACCTTCCATATTCATGAGCGCGATTGCCGACAAAATCTTTTGATCAACAGGGTCCGCCGTCAACTGCATGATGCCCGTAATGCCGCGAACCGTAGCAGCGCGGCGGGAACTTGACGCCGGTCCAACGTCAACCGCAACATCAAGCACGGCGCGGCTAATGTCGTTCTCTTCAACTGCAACGCCGTTTTCGTCTAGAATAGACCGGCTTATGACAACCTGCTTGCGTTGCCCTTGGCTGCCAACTGATTTCATCTTGCGGTTTTTGTCAGCGTAAAGCTCTTTCGCCATATCGCGCCAGACAGTACCGCACCATTGAACCGACTTGGACATGTTATCCATATATATAAATGTCTGCATGTCTAGTCTGGTTTGGATAAGTTCAACCGCCTTTCCGGACATTTGCGTTTGGACTTCTTCACCGGCTTGTTGATTGCCTAGAATGTCTGAAATGTCTTGCTCTGATATTTCCAACAACGCCGCTGTTGCCGGTGGAATGCTTGGCGCTCTTGTATAGTCAAGCGGCCCTGCAACCGTTTCATTGCCAGCCGCGTCCGTCATCTTATTTACAAGCAAGTAAGCCTTGCGCTTAACGGCATGTTCGGCCCATGTTGTTTCATGCCCGTAAACTTGCTCAGGCGTGAAGATAGGAGTTTCAACCCCGCTAAATGCCGCCGTTTCGGCAAGCATTGAAATCTGCATGTTCTTTAGGATTTGAGCATCACGCGCCATGCGAACATGGCCCATAAACCGCTCACTGCCCTCAATGAAAAAGCGCTTGCCATAAAACGGGACAATCGGAATATAACGCCCTGCAATGCGCCCACAATCCTCTAAAACCTTATTGCCAGAAAGAATGTACTTGTGAACCTCACGGCTCTCGACCTTCTTTTCACGTATCTTGCGTGAGCCTTTGGCCTTCAATTCAGCCTTAAGGTTTGGATTGTCAGTAAATTCGCTTTCGCGGTGCTTGATCTCATTGCCGTCAACTTCACGATAGACGTAAATCTTTTCGGTCGTTTCTTTGACGCAATAGTATTCGGCAACGTAAACCGTATCTGCCGTTACCCAATCAAAACCGCCGTTTGTTGGCCTAGGCCATGTGCTTGGATCATCGTCATATTCTTCTTTGTATGCATCAACCGTCATTCCGGTGATCACGAAAGCGTGTGAAGCGTCGCTCTTATCGTACCGCTTTGCATTCGCATCGAAGTAAACGCTGCAATCCGCCTCATAGATAGGCTCAAATCGAATGCGCTGATAATCATCATCGTCATTGTACGGATCATCATATTCACTGCAAAGACGCCATGCACCAAACCCGCCCGAAACGCCTTCTTCAAAAGCGTTGTCCATCGCCTCATTGGCTTGGCTGTCTTGTTCATCCGCACGATATAGACCGGCGCACAAATCAGCTAGCTTGTCAGCTTCCGATCCATCCTTTGGGATAAAATTGACCGTAATGTCGTTGTTGCGGTATTCGTTGAATATACGAGTGACAGACAATAGAACCTTGTTGACCTCTAGTTTGATGCGATTGTCAAACTGTTCACCCATTGCGCCATCCCACATCGCGCCGGGAATGAAACAAAACCGCCTATCTGATAGACTAAGCTCGCGCTGGTCGCGCTGCGCATCATGCGCTAGGTTAAATTCCTCTAGCGCCTTACGATGGATTTTTTCGAGTGATTGGTCTGTTTCGTTTTCCATGTGGTAAGCAAATACCACACATTAAAAAGCTATTCAAGATGCATATGAATGTATGAATATGTGGATTAGTGGAAACATTATCATCGTCTTGCCGCTGGCATTAGTATCTTAGGCGGGGAAATATGCGGCTTGATTGTCTCCCGCGTCATAAGCCCAAACAATGACGTGAAAGCCCAAACCAATGCGTCAACCCTATCGGGACTGCCATCGCCCTCATAACCCGCGCTTGTCATTTGCGTCATTTGGTTTTCAAGGTCTGCGAACGCGCCAACATGATGAATGCGCTTTTGCTCATACAATGATGAAACCGGTTCGGCTCTTACATGCTTGCCTTTGGTTGCCCGAACCTCAATGATTGGCAGTGTTGAACGAACGGAACGCAGCGTGTTGGCAACCATATCACCGCCTTGATTGACCTCAACCACGATTGCATCGGCTTGGTATTGGTCAAACAAAGCAACCGCCCGCCTTGCCCAATCCATAGGCGTTCCGGTTCGTGAGCCGTCGGCTAAAACATATCCTGTCTTATTGTCTTTGGACAGCCCCGCAACAACTATCCCGTGATAGTCGCTTTCTTCAGTGTTAGTTATTGCAGGGTCAACCCCTACCACAATGCGGCCTATATCCTCCGGCGCGTCCTTTATGCGATTGCTATCGATGCTATCCATTGACCACAAGGCGTTCGGAATATCGCCTAGGATTTCACCGTCAAGCTCTTGTCTGCCAAGCCGCGTGTTTGCGTATCTGTCTGTAATTTTGGTTAGGAATGATGCGGCAAGGTTGCTTGCATTGTCGCTTGTCTTGCCTCTTGTGACAATCACGCGGCCTTCTTTGCCCGCAAGTATCGCCTTGATAACTTCAATCGGGCGCGGTGTTGTCGTTACCAATACTTTCGGGTTATTCCCCAAACGCAAACCGAACTGCAACATATCCCACGTTTCTCGGGCATATCTAAACTTTGCTAATTCATCAACCCATGCAAGGTCAAACTGTGGACCGCGCAATTGATCAGGTTCGGTTCCGTTGAATAGACTGGCAACCGCGCCATTGCGCCATGTTAAGCGGCGCTTTGACGGCTCATACAAAGGTTGTTCATTTTCTGGATAACATGCCAGTATTCCGCTCTTGCCCTCTACAATCACGTCTCTCGCATCGGCAGCGGTTTCGGCAACTAATGCAATCCGGCGGTATCCATTGTTTACAGCATCCCGAACCCATTCCGCGCCGGTTCGTGTCTTTCCCCATCCGCGACCTGATAGGATCATCCAAATGTCGTAAGCTTCTTTCGGTGGCAGTTGTTCGGGACGCGCTAGAAAGCCTTGCCAGTCATATAGCAATTCATGTGCTTCGTCATCATTCAGGCTTGCAATGATCTTTTCACGGTCAATTGGATTCAGTGTCGCTAGTTGTTCGCTTAGCGATTTCATTGATCATATCCTTGATCTTATCGGATGCGCCGGTTTTGATTGTGACTTCCTGTTTGGATTCCTGCTTGTCAACTAACAGGCCATGTATCTTTGCCTTGCCCATGATGGCGGTGTTTGCAGGGGCAAATTCCCCGACGTTGAATGCAGCTTCTCTGACTTGTTCGAGTTCTTTGGTGATGCTTTCTACGGTTACTAGAGTACGTTCTTTGGCCTCTTGCTGCAACTGAAACACCCTTTGGGATACCTTTGGGGTTGCCATAAGCAGACACGCTTCTGTCCATATTGTTTCAGGTCTACAATTCGGGTCGACGTTATATGAGCGGCGATAGGCTTCGCTTTGGTTGCCTGTCTCTACAACTGCCCGTGCAAATGCTTCTTGTTTTGGGGTTAGTTCGTCCACTTAAGCGATCCATATCCAAGGGCCGCATTTCCAGCGGCGGGGTACGCGGCGGGCATTATACAGCTCTTGTGCTCGTATTGCCGATAGTTGCGAAAAACCAGATATAATTGAGAACATGGGTTACCCTTTGTTATCCTGCTAATCTAGCATTTGATCCATCAAAAAGCAAGCCGATAGCACCATTGCGATATAACCCCGCATTTTTTTTCATTATTGCGATATTTCTTGCAAATACCCTGTTGACACGTCGCAATATTGCGATATAGTAGGGACATCAACAAAGGAGATACGGAAATGACCAAGACAACAATCACCCGCCTTAATGAATTCAATGTTCGGGTTGAAACATACAACACAGCGCTCGAACCTGAAGTTTATTCGTATGTTAAAGTTGACACTTTCGTCCAAATTTCAGTTAGAGGCGCAATGAACAAATCAGGGAAGGGTTACAAGTGGTCTACACTTAACCCAAGAGTACACTGGGTAAGGTTCGACAAAATTGCGAAAATGGTCAAAGAGTCGGGGGTGTAAATGACCCCCGCCGAATTCATCACCGCGCATAAGCATCTTGGCCTTAGTCGGGCTGCTTTTTGCCGCGCCCTTGGCATCGCCTTGAATACGGGAACTGCATATGCAAGCGGTAAATACCCCGTTCCCTTAACCGTTGCTCTTGCCGTTGCTGCCCTTATGCGAGGCTTGAAGCCTTGGCCTGATTGATTGTTGTCCTGTAGTGCAGTCAGGAGAAATGGCGCGAAAATATACAGCCTTATCGCTACCCCAAGGTTTTTGTCTGGAATCGAAGGCTGCCATGTCGCCATTTGGCTGCGCTTCAAATTCCTTATAGCCGCGAATGACATCTCGAAACCAAATGTAACTTCCAACGCCAGTCCCCGCGCGGTTTACAATCCCATAATCGATCAACGTGCCTTCCCCTGCGCTTATTGCATATTCAAACATTGTCTCGCCTTATTGTTTTCGAATGAAGTAAGGCTTTTGCGCCTTGAACCTATAGACAAGCATCATATGCGTTTTGCATGATTAGTCAACAAAGCCGGATGATTTCTTCATGGTGATCTTGCCAATGCGACAGTGGTTGTTTTCAACTGCTTTCCAGATAGTAAATATGTGAATGCCCCCATTCTCAAAATGAACTTTGTTAGCTTTCAAAAATTGCCAGTGGCTATTGTATGTCATAATTCTATCCAAGGGCCAACAAGATCGAACTGATTTTCATCGCATCGCCTCCCCGTTGATCATCTTTGTCAATTCCGTAATTGCCTTGGCAATCACCGGATCGGTTTCTTTCAGTTCGGTTATCGTTCTAATGGAGTGTAAGACCGTGGTATGGTCGCGCCCATTGAAGCGCCGGCCGATTTCAGGCAATGACCGCATTGTCAGTACCTTCGACAGATACATCGCGACTTGGCGCGGCCTTGCGATTGATCGGGTGCGCCTTGCTGATTTTAGGTCAATCTCGCTTATGTCAAAATATGCTGACACCTTCTTGATAATCTTTTCAACAGATATAGCGGATGCTACCCAATTTGAATTTGTGGCATGCCGATAGTAAGCAACAACGTGTTCATTCTGATCATAAAGCCAAACTATTTCAGATTTCTGCTTTTGGACCGGCGCTGTAATAACCGGACTGACAACTGGTTTTGGTTTTGTCCATAGCCTATTTCTTACGGCCTTGGCGCTTGCCAGCATGTCAAAGGATGACTTGAATTGTCTTTCTTGAACGTAAGCCATCATGCACTCCCTTGAACTTCGCCGCGTTCCCACAATTTTGTGAAATGATTGGCTGGCAATTGTGGTTTTACCGCAGAAACGGGCTTGGAAGCCTCTACAGCACGTTGTGCTTGCTTGGCTTGGAATGAGCGTTCCAACTCGCAATCGTCGGCCCATCGTTCACTATTGAGCCATGAAGCTGCAAGCGGGATATATTCTCGATCCCGTTCCTTGAGATTGCGCAGATACCAGACAGCGCCGTCAATGATGTCTTGTGGCAATGCGCCCTGCAACATCAGCTTTTGATATGCAGGACGCGCTTTCCCACGCCCGTCTGTGCTTCTTTGGTATGGACGCCATAAAGCCCAAAACTCCGAAAACCGTTCAGGCTCTTGCTCAACGATTGGCTTGACTGTTCGCGGCATTCCGACCTCCATTAATTGTGGTAAAGCCAAGACGCGATTTGCGTTCATTGCGTTCGGCTATGATGATCTTGTGGACCTCATTTTCGCGGATTGGCTTGCCGGAAATTGCAGAGATTCGATTTGCAATTTCATGAGTGTTATGCCCTTGACGCCAAAGTGAAATGATTTGATCTTCGCTTGTCATGCTGCTGCCTGCCTTTCGTTCTTTAGTGAGACAAACCAGTCCATCGCATCAACGCTTGAATGCAGGATGATGATCTTTGAGCCGCGCCATCCGTCATTGAATTTCTGTTGCGCGTCGTTCAGCTTCTTGCCGTATTGTGTCCCTGCCGTTTTAGCTTCGATAAGGTAGTTGACGCCGCGATATCCAACCAAAAGATCACAGGGCCTATCCATGCGTTCAACAGTGCATCCAAGCGATTGCAATGTGTTGACGATCTCAGGTTCGGATGCATCGCGCTTTGGATTGTGTCGTGGTATTGCCATTATGCTGTCGCCCTCTCGTGCTTGATTGCGTCAAGGATAGCGTTTCCAATGAGTTTGGGAATGGCTGGCACTACTGAATTCCCCAAGGCTCCAACTCTGTCCATTTGAGAGGGAATCCCATCAAGTGTTCTGACCACTCCGGGTTTATCTTGCCCCCAGCATGTGTCGCTAACGTTGGCGTGTTCCTGGTATATTCTGCGGGATATGCCCCCTCTTTCGAGTTGTGCTTCGTTGGGGTAGGCAATAATCCAGATTCGGTCGCGCTCGTGCGGCGCTCCAATGCTGGCAGCGGTAATACAGTGCCACTCTGCATCATACCGGATCGAGGCCAAGTCGCTGAGAAATTGCCAGAACCATTCACCAGGCGCGTCTTTTGGTCCGCTGAGAAGCCGTGTGACGTTTTCAAAAACTGCAAATGATGGCCGTATTTCATCAACAAGCCTAAGAGCCTGCCGGTAAAGGCCGCTTCGTGTATCCTCGCCAATGCCAGCCTGGATGCCTGACGCGCTGATATCTTGACAAGGGAATCCGGCTGTGATGGCGTCCACGCCAATTCCATCGGCAGCAAGTCTTGCTGCTGTGAGTTCTCGAACGTCATGATATTGTGGAACCTCAGGCCAATGTTTTGCCAATACGCGGCGGGGAAACTCTTCAATCTCGCAGAAAGCCACCGTTTCAAAACCGCCCGTGCGCTCTAAGCCAAGTGAGAAGCCGCCTATTCCGCTGAAAAGATCGAGGACGCGCAATTTTTTCATGTTGCTGCCCCTATCCGCTTTGCATACGCATCACGCCTTGGATTGTAACGGGGTATGCTCATAGCGCAAACCCTTCCTGCACTGCGGGCTTTGGCTTGTCTGCGATAAACATATCCGGTTGAGCATAGGCTTCGCGAACGCGCTTGCAGGCAATCTCGAAATAGTCAGGGTCCAACTCAATGCCGATGAACTTGCGGCCTGTTTTGACACAGGCAACGCCGGTTGTGCCGCTGCCCATGAAGGGATCGAGGATGGTTTGGGCTTTTGGAAACTGTTCAATGCACCAACGCATCAACGGAACAGGCTTTTGGGTAGGATGCGCCCTGTCTTTCGTTTCACCCATCAGAGATTGATCGCGGAAACAGTAAACCCCGTGACCGGATGAACACCATGCTAATTCAGCGTCACTCAAAAACGACCCGAAAGCCTCGTCAGAACGCTTGATCCAGACAAGGGCACGCCCGCGTTTAAGCGCCTGTGGAAAATGATTGAACCCCCAGAAAAGGCGATTTTCTATGTGTTCAAAAGGTTCTGGATTGAAAGGGCGATCATCATTTAGAATGGTTTTGCCGTAGTGCAGCGCCTTCGATCCTGATTTCCCGTGCCCACCCTTTCCAACAGTGACTTTCCCGTCCCATTTCATCCCATATGGCGGGTCCGTCACCACTGCATCAACCTTGCCAATCTGCGGCATGATAGTGAGGCAATCGCCCTCGATCATGATGCAGTCGCCAATGACTTCAATGCGCTTGGCTGCGGTGATTTGTGAAAGGTCAATCACTTGCGCCTCCATAGGATAAACGCGAGGGCAATAATCCCGGACAAGTAAGCAGCGGTGAGAATGATAATCGCGTCTTGAGCGGGGAGATTGCGAAGGGCTTCGATGGTCATGATTGCACCGGAGGGTTTGGAAGCGGCATCCAGTGGGATGGCTTAGGAAACCAAGCATCAAAGATTTCAGAATAAAAAGCCCCTGATTTTTTGTCAAAAAAACCAAAATAAATCATCTCCATACCAATATGAGGCATAGCTTTAGGAGAAGATTCGAGCGAACCAAAAAGAAGTATTTCCGTTCCATCTTTCGGTGCGGTCTCAATAGGTTGCCATTCCATCACGCGAACTCCTGCAAATTGTATTCATGATCTGCAACGTCTCTTGCAATCATGCGGATAAACAAACGCCAGCCGATGTAGATCGAAAGCAGTGTGATTAAGGTCAATGTCATGCTAACACCTGCTTTTTATTCTTTGCATCATACGGTAGCGGCACAAGCAGGGAGCGAAGTTCTTTCATGCTGTTTTCAACGACTGGACGAAATGCGGTGGCGCAATATGAAAAAGGCAAAGTCAAGCCAACAAAAGATAACGTAATACCAGTAGGAGCTGCTTTTATTGTGTTTATTCGGGAAATTGTATAAACACCCCCTTTCACTGGTTTCCCAACTTGGGGAGATGGGTTTCCGAATGTATGCCAGTCATCATCCACACACACGACTTTCATTCCAACATAAAACGGGGTCATTGTGTCTTGCCTTCTGCTTTGGAAATGGCCGATGCTACCAGCGCTTGAACTTGCGCAGAAAAGGACATGTCGTTGGCTTTACGTAGCAGGTTGATTGCAGCAATTTGATCATCAGTGAAAGAACAAGCAACGCGGCGCAATGATCCCATTTTGAAGCCGGACACCTCTATGGAACAAGTTCGAGGGTGTAAATGATGACCTTTCCTTCTATCCCACTCGACACCACGTTTTTTGAGGTGAGTATAAACAGTGTTTTTTTTAACCCCGAAATGGTCCGCAACAGTCGGAATAAAAATGCCAGCCTTTACCATCTCAACTGCTTCATCTACCCATGCTATTGCAAATACTGATTTTGTGTGCGTCATTGGCTTGTGCCTTCTGCTTTGGAAATGGCGGCATCGATGATGGCGAGTTCACTCTCCGCACTTGCCCATCCTTCAAGCCATGTCTTTGCAGCACGCAGCGCTTCCAACAAATCAGGTGAGGCGGACTTTTCGCGTTCTTCAAGCAAAGCCTTTGCAATCGACATACCGAAGTCGGTGTCCATTACCTTGTGAGCATGTTGAGGCTCACACCAGATTTGAGCTGCTCGGTGAATCAAATCCAAGGGGACGTCATTGTTCTTGTTCATTGGCTTGCCTTTCCAGAATTGTCGTCTGCAATCAAATCTTCCATTGACACGCCGGTCAACTCACTA